CTAACTTCTCATGTTCAGAATTTCGGTTTGCAAGGTTCTCGGTAAGAACTTGAATTTCATGTTCAAGATCTCTGATTTGTCTTTGACATCCAGCGATCTTAGTATTGTTTTGAGAAATGCCATTCGTTAATTTTGAAATCTCCTTCGATAGAGCGATGAAATGACGCTCTCGCTCCTCTTCCTCTTTAATTGCCTCCTCTAGTTCTTTATAACCAGATTGCAACTCCTTTGCTTTATTTTGAGCGTCGGTAATTCTATTTATTCTGAAGGTCTCTTCAATAGACTGTGTGCAGGTAGGGCAGACCGTATTCTCAGTAAAGAATTTATGCTCTTTAGTAATAGTAGATACTTTTTGAGAAATTTTTCCTTTAAGGTTTCCTAACTTACGAAGTTTATCTGCGGCACCTACATAATCCTCAAGTTCTTTTTGTAGAGTATATAATCCCTCTTCAACTATGGCATTGTCGGCAATATAAACATCAACTTCTTTATCTAAATTGGCAATCTTTTTCTTATTGGCATTTATATTGGCATTCCCACGATTCTCAAGTTCTCCAATAAACTCTTCTTGCATCTTGACCTTATCAAGAAGAGATTCTTTCTTAAGTTCAAGCGTTTTAATTTCTTCCCTAATTGAACGAATTTTTTCTTTGATTACAAGATTCATTGAAGAGAAGATTTTAATATCAAGAAGATCTTCAATAACTTCACGACGATGAGCAGCAGAAAGTTGCATAAAAGGAACAAAAGTGCTTGATCCCAAAATTACAATTTGAGTAAAAGACTTATAGTTCATTTTAAGAACTGTTTGTTCAAACCATTTTTGTTGATCGGAAGATGATGCAGTTTGATCTATTAAAGATCCATTTCTATAAATTTCAAATATGTTAGGTTTAATTCCTCTTTTCACATTCCAATTAATAGTACCGATTTGAAATTCAATTTCTACAACACAATCTTTTTCATTTATAGAATTTATCAATTGTGGTTTATTAATTCCACGAAATGATTTTCCAAACAAAACAAAAGTTAAAGCATCTAGAATAGTGCTTTTTCCTGCACCATTATTTCCAATGATTAACGTTGTTATGTTTTCATCAAGATTAATAGATGTAAATTGGTTTCCAGTGCTTAAAAAATTTTTCCATTTAATATTTTTAAATACAATCATGTTTAAATAAAATCACTTTCTTTTGGTGGAACTACAATATCATCTGATGTTATTATAACATATTTGTGCTCATGCGTATCACAAACGTGTATTAACAATTCATCGTCAACTTCCATTACGTGCATTTCTGGATAGTCATCTTCTTCCAACATCATAGCAAATCTTTTAGCATCATCTTCTTCTTGAAAAAGATATAGAACCTTTTCACCATCTTCATTTGCTACACTATATGCACCTTCTTCTTCTCTACCATAAATTGTTAGTATATACATATTAAACTAACTCACAAGCTTCTTTATATACTTCCGACATTAATTTTGAAATAAAAGATTTATCAAGATTTATTTCGGATTCTTCAATATATCTATTCAAAATAGAAAGTGTGTCTTCTGATTCAAATGCTTCAAAATTTTCATTTTCTTGTATTTGAAAATTTTCTACAACTTTCAATTCAGCAACGTTTGCGAGATAAAGTTTATCAACAAATTTTTCAAATTGTTTTATATCTGTTTTCTTTCTAACAATTAATTTTATAATTTTGTTTTCATATTCACGAAAGTCAACCATTTGATATGGTGTATCTTCATAATGAATAACTTTAAACATTTTATATGGATTTTCAATCGGAAAATGTTCTAACGTTTCTGTGTCAAAAATATGAAAACCGCGTTTATCATTTACATCGTTCCAATATATTTCATAAGGATTTCCAAGATAAAATATTTTCCCATTATCTGATCTAGTATGATAATGTCCAGAAAATACTTTAGAAAATTTATCAAAGATATTAGAATTCATACCATGGTCCATTACAAGTCCTTTGTGAACTACAAATCCCTGAAGTTCAAGATGTCCCATAGCAATTTTGCATTTGGTCTTTTCAATTATTTTAAAAACACTTTCTTGATCCTCTTGACAAATCCAAGGAAGTAATAAAATATCAAGACCTCCTATTTGAATTTCTTTAGGGGAAGAATACGTTTTTATATTGTCATAATCTTTAAGAAGAAGTTTTGGTGAATTGGTATGATTTGTATTTTTATAGTATGAATCATGATTTCCAACTACCATGTGAACTTCATACTTGGACAAAGGATCAAAAACCACTCTCTTTGACCATTCTAGACTTTGATAATCAATTGACTTTCTACTATCAAAAACATCTCCCATATGAATAACTGCTTCCACTCCATGTTCCTTCAAACTAGGAAAGAAAACGTTATTATAAAAAAGTTCAAAATAATCATGAAACAATTTTGATCCTTTTCTACATCCGTAGTGAGTGTCTGTGATAATAGCGATTTTCATTCAATAACGAAGTTTTGAGTACACTGCATCTTTAATACTATTATAGTCACTGTAATTTGATCCGTCAACGCCGCTATCATCAAACACTTGATCAAATCCAGTCTTTTCAAGAATTTTATTTTTAATTTCTAGTTGCTTTTTCTCTTTTTGAATACGACGGAGAAAAGCGTAGTGAATAATTTGTGTGAAGTATGCAAATGGATTTTGTGACTTCTCAGGATTGAAATTGTGAATGTATTGAACACAATTTTCAATTCCATCACAGATCATATCATCCTTAAACATGTAATTGACAAAATTTGGTTTAAAGGATAAGTGTGTTGCAATTTTTAAAAAACATTCCCCAAGATAATTTGTAATTCTTGGTTTTGGTTCTCCTCTAATTGCTGCCAATTCTACATTTTCTCTATAAGCAATGAGTGCAGCAAGAAATTCTTTATTGTTAACGTAATGTTCTGACTTTTTTCTTCTTGTCATTACTGCTGTGGTAATCATTAGGTTTTCTCATTATTATGTAGAGATTATAACATTTAACTAAATGCTTGACAAGAGTTTAAAATGTCAGTAGACTGCGTATGTGGCGGGTTAAAGATGAGCTTTAGCTATTCTTAAAAAGCTTTTCTAAGATCTCTTTAGCATCTTTAACGTTAGATAGATACCCCATTCTCCTGTCTAATTTAGATTGTTTAGTAGATTTTCTTGTATTTTGTCTTAGATAGTTTTGATACATTACAATCATTTCAATATCTGAAGATTCTGAGATTGTAATAACATCATCAAGATTAATTATAAACAAATCTTCTGTTGTAGTTTTTAACCAAGGTTCTACTTTATATCCTACAACTCCACCGGTTTTATGTTTTATTTCACTGACGATAATTGGATTTGAAACGAGTAGTAAAGTTTTATTTTCTTCTTCAGATACGGCTACTTTACAAAATATTTCTTCACCTGTTTTTAATTTAATAGTTGAGTAAAAATCTTCTTCTATCATTTTTTTATTGGAATAGTAACTATTTCATAATTAAATTGTTCTTCATTATAAATTTTAATTCTTTCTATTAAATGATTTAAGGTATAATTTTTTTTAGAGTTATATGTACAATCATCTGCAATATCATAAAGTATTGCTTTTGTTTTATTGTTTCCTTTTCTAAGAACTCTGCCGATTGATTGTAAATTTCTTATTCTTGATTTACTTGGTGAAGCAAAAATAATGTTATGCAAATTTTTAATGTTAATGCCAGTACTAAAAGTTCCGTAAGATGCAACAATAATTGCATTGGATTCTTCTTCTGTAATTTTTCGAACTAATTCTCGTTCTTCAGCATCCACACCACCATGAACAAAAAAGATCTTACGATCACTTTGTTTGTTATTATTTATTTGATGATACAATGGTTCTCCATGGGTGGAAACTCTACTATACAAAATTAATGTGTTTCCTTTAAGATCTAATGCAAGATTTGTAATAAATTTATTTCTTTTTTCGTGGTTAATAATAAATTGAACTTCATCTTCATAAGTTTCAAATCTTTGAGGAGAATGCTTAAGAATTAAGCAGTGAATATTTAATTTTGATAAATGTCCTTGTTGTATTAATTCTGCAGTTTTAGTTATTTTATAAGAAGGTCCAAATAATCCTTCAAGCACCCATTTGTGAGTTTGTGTCCCATCAAGTGTTCCAGTAAATCCGTATCTATATTTTGCACTATGAAGTTTTGTCATAATTTGAATGAGTGATTTACTCTTGAACAAATGTGCTTCATCTCCTATAATTACATCGTAGTTTTCAAAAAATGAACGTTCTAATTTGTAAATGGATTGCCATGTGGTGATTGTTACTGGATGTTTATTCGTTTTTTCTCTTCCAGAATATATTTTGTGACAGTATGACTCAGCATCCCAACCATAATCCAAAAAGTCTTTATACATCTGTTCGACTAGACTGGTCGTTGGAACAACTAAGAGGATTTTTAATTGCTTATCTACATAATACCTCACTAGAGAATAAATCATCAGAGATTTTCCTGAGGCAGTGGGTGATATCAAAAGTTTTCTATTGTGCTTTAACGCATCGTATACTCCCTCAATTTGGTATTGACGTGGAGTATGAACACAGATAGATTGCATATAATCTTTAACACCTTCTAGAGATATGTTTTCATTTATCTCAAAAGGTAAACCATAAAATTTATTTTCTTTGAATTCGTAAGTGTAATTATGTAAGTTTAATTTTTCGATTACTTTATCGAGTAATCCTACGTAAATTTCTCCAGTATGAACTGAGAGTAATCTAATTAATCCATCCCAATGCTTGCTACGCATCTGTGGCATGAATTTTGCACCAGGTACTTCGAATGTAAAATATTGCTGAAGTTCGTATAAAATATGAGGTTCACACTCTAACTTAATGTAAACCTCATTCTTTTTATGAATAATTACGTCACTCATCAATAAAAATAAAATTGTTATGAATATTTAGTTATCCTAGTCCAGATTGAAATCTCATAAATTCAATAGCATTTTTAATTTGATAAGTTCTATTCTGCAATACTTTAAGAATACTTTCCAAATAATTTAAAATTACATCATAGTATTCAACTTTTAATGATGCTTGTGAAAGTTTTTCGTCAGCATCTAAGTATTTTTGTAGCGTATCTTTATCTCTTATTTTTTTAGGAAATGGATTATCTATATAAATTTCTGGATCTGCTTTGCCGGTAAAGTATTCATACTTCTCATGACGAATATTTTTTCTTAATTGTTCGGATTTTTTTCTCAAAAGAATTAAGTTATTGTATATTTCAAAATATTTTGCATGAAGTATGGGAACGTTTAGTGATTCAATATGAAGATTATCTACATCTATTTTTGAATCTTTCTCCCACATTTTTTGCACATAATCAAGATCAATCATAAAGGATCTCCATCTAAATTTACAATATTGTAAATAGTATACTTAAAAGATACCTCAGCAGTCAAATATTGAATGTCTGCATCAGTAGCATCAAAATCCAAACTTGATAGTGAGTAAGGCCAAATATCTTTAAATTTAATTTTAAAGTTTGTATTCTGAGAACTAGTTAAAATATTCATTGTAGCATCAGAATAAATGTTCATTAATTTAGTGTCACTAGTATCAACATAATTTTGATCTTTTTGAAGATTATAAATTTCTTCCAAAGATTCTGGATATCCAAGACCTCTTATCCAATTTTGTATTTCCATATAATTTTCAAGATTTTCGTCAACTAAAAATTTGACAACAAAATCTTGAAATTGAATTTTGTCCCCAGGTGTATCAATATCTTTTAGATATGATGGTTGATTCGCAACACCAAGATCTATTCCTGGAATATTTGCAGAGTTTCCAAAAAATGCTACTTTCGGAGATCTATTTAAAATTAATTTAAAACCTACAGGTGTAAGAAAATTTCTATTCTGTATTTGGTTTTTAAAAAGACTTGAAACTGCCATTTTTTTAATTATTTAGATAAAAAAAGGGATCCTTTTGGGATCCCTGAAGAACATTTTGTGAAAATGAATCACATGATGTTTTTGACAGCCACTCTTCTGTAGTAGCGGTTGGTGTTAACCTGAAGTCTACCAAGACCCTGGGATGTTCCTTCAGCGAATGGATTAGCAACAATCCCGTAACGGGTCTTGAATCCAATTTTTGGCTGGAAGGTGTTCTCACCAACGGCACGAACCATTTGGAGAGGAACATATGGGCAATAGAATAGACCAGCATCATAAGGGGAAGAACCCTTATAACCAACAACGTAGTACTGATTGGTTCCTTGAGCAAGACCGCTGTTATCAGCAGCAAGGTTTGCCGAATAAGGATCAATATATACGCGATACTTACCTTGGAGAACACCAGCGAAGGTGTTGCCAGTATCATCAACGTTGAGGTTAGCGTTGAGAGCAGGAGTGTAATCGAGAACACCAGCCATGGTCAGTGCTGAAGCAACGTCAGCAGAGCACAGGATGATGTTGCCCTTTCCGCGACGAGTTCTCTGAGCGATTCTGTTTGCATCTCTTTCGATTTGGAACAGAAGACCCTTGAACTTCTCAACCGACCAACGACCGTTGGAGTCAACGTCGAGGTCAAATACGCCAGCGGTAGCAGTATTTTCTACAGCGCCCTGTTCAGCAACCTTGTAGATGGTTCTGATAACTTCGCGGTTGATCTCAGCAAGAATCTCAGTTGAGAGAATATTTGCGAGTTCCGCTTCAGCATTCAGACCATGGATTGCCTTGAGGTCTTGAGCAAGCTCAAGTGAGTACTCAGCTT